CACCTGCAATTGCAGGGGGACCATCAGGCCGTCCTCGGCGCGCCGGCGGCGCCGGCGGATCAAGCCGTCGCCGCTCTCGATCATCTCGCGGACCACGAGCGTCTGGAGGCCGAAGAAGTCGAGATGCCCATCGGCGTCGCATTCCTTGGCCCAGCGCTCGAAAAGCCGGTTCACGCGCTCGTCGAGCTTTCCGTCGCCGGTTCTCGCCCGAGGCACGATGCCGTCGCCGACGATGTGCGAAACAAGCTCGCTCACCGCCTTTGCGGCGTGAGGATTGTTCCGCACCAGGTCGCGCATCCGGTCGCGCAGCAGCGGCCCGGCATGGGCAATTTCAGCGTCGGCCGATGTCGGACCGGCCCGCCACGAAAGCGTCTTGCGCCCCTTCTGCGCGCCGTCGTAGCCGCGCGTCAGCGCCTCGAACGCGGCCCGCTCGCGCGCACGTCGCGCCGCTGCGCCCGGAGCGAAGAAGCCAATCGCCCGGTCGAGCCATGTCGCCTTGACCATGTGTCGCTCCTCAGAAGGCAGCGAGGACGCCGCGCCGCTGCTTCTTTCCTGCCTGCGCCTCCAGCCAGTCGAGCCGAGCCTTCATATCCTCAAAGCTCGGATATTCGACCTCCTTGCGGACACCACCTGTTTGCGTGACCACCCGCTTGACGCCGGCCACAATCGCGCGGCGCAAGGCCGCGATCTCGTCTTCAATTACGGCCATCACAGCCACCTCTCACGTCCACCGCTACCGCCATCAAGCCAGCCTTCCCGGCGCCTGCGCTGCGGCCTCCCCACGCCCACCTGTTCCTCATCCTCCTGCCGGACGGGGCGCTGCCGCACCACCGGCCGGCGCGCGTCGTCCCGAAGCCGCTGGACGCCGAGCATGTAGGCTGCGGCGTAGGCCATGGCCTCGCAGTCGAGGTAGTGGTTCTGCTTCGAGGTCCGCACCCATTGGAAGCCTGCGGCGCGGGGTTTCTTCACGCGGGCCTCCGACACGATCTGCCGGCAGTAGTCCTCCGTGATGCCCTCATAGAGGTGCCACCCGCCCGGCTGGTCCTCCGGCCACCGCAACCGCTCGTGCACCCACGACTTGAAAAAGTCAGTGTCGAGACGAACGAGGTCGAGGCCATACTTGGCCTTGCCGCCGCGCGGCGTGACCTCGATGCGGTTAACGCTCAATGGCGTCGGTCTCCTGTCGAAGCCCTTGGTCGCAAATACCTGCCGGCTATGGCGCCGCGCGAACTCGTAGACGCGGTGCTCCGGTACGGCGTCCGGCTTGCCCGGCCGGAAACCGGCGTCGATGAAGGCCCGCGCGATGTGCAGCCCACCGAACGTCGAGGACAACACGTCCTCAAGATCGAGCCAGACATCGTGCTCGTCGGTCGGCCCCCAGAGCTCGTCGGCGCTGATCAGCCAACTTTCCTGCCGCGCGCCCCATCCCCGGATGACGTAGACAAGCCGGTTCTTTTGCACGTCGGCACCGAGGGTCAGGAAGACGACGCCCTCCGGCACGTCGCCCTTCTGGTAGGGCAGCGCCAGCCTGCGCACCTCCTCCCACTCCGGCACGTCACCGCCAGCCGGCGACCACAGCTCGCCGAAGCCCGCGTTCATTACGGCCCGGACCTCCTCCGGGTCGCCGGAATGCCACGCGCTGACGTAGCTCTCCGCGCGGTCGGCCCACGACACGAACGGGCTTGCGAGACCGCTCACCCAGAACGAGATCGTGTTGCTCTCGGGCGGGTCGCCATGCACAACGCCATCGGCGTCAATGGTCTGGCCTGGGGCGACGTAGACGCCCGCGGCGTTCATCGCCTCCTTGTGCTCCTCCTCGATCACGCACCCGTTGCGCGGGCAGATCAGGCGGCCATGCTGTCGTGCCTGCGCGGGCGACATGCGCTTGGGGTCGATGTCGAGGCACGAGAAGCGCGGAATGAACCACTCGGCACAGTGAGGGCACCGCCATGCCCAGTGATACCGGGTGCCCTCCTGCCAGAGGCTCCAGATCTTAGACTGGATGTCTTCGGGTTCCAGCTCAGACCAGAACTCCAGACCGCTTTCCTCGTCCACGTAGGTCTCCTTCTGACCGGCGGACGGCGTGGACACGATGGCGTGGACAAAGTCGGCATAGGTCTCGCCGCGGCGGTCCACCAGCGTGATCGGGTCGCCCTGCCCCTTCACATTGCGCATCAGCTCATCGGCCTCGTCGGTGAGGGCGATGGCCATCGGATCGGACTTCAAAGCCGTCGATGACCCGGCGTGGGCGAGGCGAAGGGGCACGCCGGCAATCACCTTGCGCGTCTTGGTCATGCGCTTGCCGCGCGCCACCTTCTGGCGCAGCGCGGGCGCCTGATCCAGAAGCTCGGTGATCCGCGGCTCCCACTGCTCGGTGAGGAACTGCTTACTCGGCCCGACGTAGATCATCGGTGCCGGTCGCTGGTCGAAGTGATGGCCGATGATGTCGAGCAGGGTGTCAGACTTGCCGCCCTGCGCGAACATCGCCATGACCACGCGCCGGTGCTCGCGAGCTGCTACCGCCCGCGCAAACGGGATCATGTACGGCGTCAAGCTGGGGTCACGCGGCCCCGGAATGCCAGCGCTCGGCGGATAGACGCGGTTCTTCCGCGCCCATTCGTCAGGCGTCAGCTTCGTCGGCGGCTCCAAGAGCATCGCCGCCCTTTCGAGCAGCGACGGCAGCCTCTCGGAGCGCTTCGGCCACACGTCCGAGCGCGCCATTGATCTTGTCCTCAATCTTTCGACGCAACGCGAGGTCTCGGGTGATCTGGGCCGGCAGGCCAATGAACTCGGCACGCACCGCGGCCGCCAACATGTCGAGCGCGGAGATGGCGTCCTCGGTCGCGATCAGCTCGCGCGCCCGTTCCGCCATGCGCATCTCGATTTCCTTCTGCCGGGCGGCCTTGAGGTCGCTTTCGGACTTCGACTTTGTGCTGCGGCGGCTCTCGTCCTTGAGCCAGCGGATATAGCCGGCCATCGCCGCCTCAAGCTCGACGCCACCCTCCACCCGCTGGATGAAGCCCTCGCCGATCAGCACACGCACCATCTGGCCGGAGATGCCCATGCGCTCCCCGGCCTCCTCGGTGGTGACAACGCGATTGCGCAGGTGCCGGCAATATGCCTGCACGGTCGCAACGTGCGGGAGCTTGCCATCCTTGATCTTTGGAATGCGGCCGCGGCGGGCCAGATAGCGCAGCTCCTCCGCTGTGGTGCTCAGCAGCGTCGCCAGCGCCTCCACAGGGAGCGTGCTAACCTTCTCCGCCATGTCGCGCCCTTACCTGATGCCGATCAGCTCGTGCGTCTGAATGCTCACGCGCCAGCCGTTTGCCGTTGCGGCCTCGATGCACAACGCCGTGGCCTTCCGCGACCGGGACAGCGGCTGGAGCCACACAAGTTGCGGGCCGCCCTGATGCTCCGCCAGAAACGAGCGCAGCTTGTCAACGTCGGCAGACTTGCCGACCGGCATCTTGAGCTCGTTCGCGCGCAGAACCGCATCGCGCCGCACGACGCGGCCGCCCGGCATGTCGATCTTGGGCGAGACCGTCACCCAGGTGCGCGCATGCACGCGCACCGGCTCGGTGCCGCTGGTCTCGATCTGGACGGTGTAGCCGCTGGCCGCGAGCGCCGCCGTCAGCTCGGTGAGGTCAAAGCGGCACGGCTCCCCGCCGGTGATGACGACATGGCGCGCACGATAGCGCCCAACCACATCGACAAGCTCCTCGGCCGTTGCCCACGCGAAAGTGGGTTGACCGCCGGGCTTGTCGAGGATTTCCGCCAGCGAACGCTCCGCGCCCTCCGAGAGCCGCCACGTGTACTTCGTGTCGCACCACGGGCAGCCAACGTCGCACCCGTGCAGCCGGATGAACACAGACGGGGTGCCCGTGTAGTGGGCCTCGCCCTGTATGGTCTCAAAGACCTCGTTGACGGCGATCTTGGTAGTCATGGGCGTCTCTTTCCGCGGCGCCTCGGTCCTCCCAAGGGAACACGAGCCAGCCGATATCCCTGTCATGGATGACCGCGTTCACAGCGCGGCCGCTCTTGTTGACCCACGCCCACATCAGCGCCGGGTCGTGCCCGGCGAAGCGGTCGAAGGTCAGCCCTGTCTCCACCACATCGTCCACGATCAGACTATCGGGGTGCGGACTGTCCACCAGCGGGACGTTGAGGCGGTGGCTCAGCGCGACGGCCAGCGGCAGGCCGCCACGCGGCGGGCCATAGACCGAACCGATGCGCCCCTTGAGCTCACAGGCGATGGTCTCCACAGCCGTGTCAAACTCGCCCCATGTCAGGTGCCGCATCTTCATGCGCGCACCACAGCGGAGTTGCCGCTGTGCTCCCGCACCTCGACCAGCGCCACACGACAGCGCGGGGCAAGGCCGTGCTCCTCCAGCCACTCCTCAGCGCGCCGGAACACCAGCTCGGCAAACCGCTCACACCCCACCGCCGGCAGCACGATCAGGTCCAGCAGGCCGCGCTCGTGAGCCTCGTGGAACCAGTCCAGGTGCGGGTCGTCCGCCGCGACCACCGTCTTGTGGTCAAACGTTTCCGCCAGCCACGCCTTGAAGTCCTTGAGGCCGCCGAAATCGACAACCCAGTTGCGCTCGTCCAGCTCGTCCGCCTCGAACTCGATGCGGAACGATAAGGCGTAGCCGTGCAGGAAGTGGCAGTGGCTATCAGCGCGCCACTGCCGGAAGGCGCACGACAGGCCAGCCTCATGGCCGTAGGTCTTGGTCGAGCGGAACGTTACCGACATGCGAACCTCTGCCCATCAATGAGCTTCATGAACTCGGCCCGCGCCGCGGCATCATGACGGAACACGCCGCGCATAACCGAGGTGGTCATCGTGGTGCTGTCATCGCGCACCCCGCGCCACGTCATGCAGGTGTGCGTCGCACGGATCACCACCGCGAGGCCAAGCGGACGAATGCGCTGCTCGATCTCGTCGGCGAGCTGCACAACGCTTTCCTCTTGGATTTGCGGCCGGGCCATTACCCATTCAGCCAGCCTTGCGAACTTGGAGAGCCCGATCACCCGGTCGCCTGGGATCACCCCGCACCACGCCTCGCCATCGATAGGGCACATATGATGCGAGCAGGCCGACCGAACCCGGATCGGT